TCCCACCGCCAGCCTTTTACTGTTCACCCCCAGGATGGCCGTGACTGAGAAAACTTTACCCGCCATGATTCTCCTTTTGTGCCTCGGCTATTGCAGCAATCATATCAGCCCGGACCTGATCGGCGTTAGGGCTGAAGCTTGATGAATTTTTCCCCTCGCTGGTTCGGTGCACCATTGCCTTGGAAAGAATACAGGCGCGCTCGATGGGCATATTCATAATGGCATCCGATGTCCAATGGTATTGGCTGGCAAATGCGTCAATCAGTTCCGGCAGCCAATTAGGCTGAATCCCTCCCTCATCGGCCGAGCCCATATTTTCACCCACGGCCACCATATACTCGGCAATGAGGTTTGCGTATTTTCGCCAATCGATAAGGTAATTATTCCAGCAGAATTTTTTCCCTGCCCATTCACCCACCCGAAAGCCTGGTGAATTGATCCACAGAAACGCCAGGACATCTTCTTTGGTAGGTTCGATTTCGCCCGTGACAAAAGGAGAATTTATCTGCTCCAACCAGAGCAGTCTTTCAATTGTCAGCGGCGCAATCTCAAAGCGGCCGAGCGGGACAATTATTGGCAAAAACGAAAGCGCAACCTGAGCCCGATCCTTTTCCCGCGCATCGGCCAGCTTTGGTTTGAACCGTGTCCAAACCTCAGCAGCCGTTTCCATCAGTTAATTTTTTCGTATCCGCTAACTGAACACTTCGCATAGTCGCCAGAGCTTTGGGCGTCGCCCACTTCTGTGATGACATAAGTTGAATTATTCCGGCCGTTGGTTGAGCTTGTGACCATCTCCTGGCCAATGGTGGGGTTCGCCGTTGTTCCCGCTGCATATTGCAATGACGCTGAAAATTCGACTCGGTTGGGTACCACTACTGAGCCCAGGGGCTCACCGTTAGAATCGTTTACATCAACACGGTTTGAGCCGTAGGTGAATGACATAGATTCGCAAACATAGGTGACTAAGTTGATTGTTACCGGGCTGTCCTGGATTCCGAACGATTGAGTGCCGTCTGAAGTAATGGCCATGATTTCTTTTCTCCCTTTTTCTCCTGTGTGCAAGTGAGGCCGGTTAAGCCTTAGCAGCATCAGTGCTGCTTCTTACTAAAGGGCGAAACGTCTACCTTACGTCGGCCAGGCATCGTCTCGGATTTCAAAGGTCAACTCGTACATCAATTGCGTCACATTCATATCGCCATCCACCTCATAATCAGCGGCGGCCGGCATTAGTTTTTTCACATCGTAATAAGGAAGATTTGATGCACTCAATGCGAGGGTGCCACTATACGCCCCCCCGGCGGCTGTCGTCACATAGAGCTCTGAATCTGAAACAATGGAGGAAACAGCAAACGCATTGCCGTCAACTGTGAAGCGGTCCCAGACTTCAAGTTGAGTAGTGAAGGCCGTCCCGGTGCCGGTCAAATATGTTGCGCCGTTTGCAATGGTTCCGGTTCCCGCCAGGGTTCCCCCTGCCCCCCCGCCAAACCAATTTGAGGCCGAACGCATGAGGGACGTGCGAACCTTAGATCGATATGTGGAGTGATCGGCCGCGCCCCCGGTCGCATTATCGGTAATGACCCGGCATTGAAAAACGCCTGAATAAGCCCGATAGTCTTGGGTGGATGATGAGGCACCGCCGTTGCGCGGAGCAAAGGGCTCCATCGCCGCATCCACAAAAAGCTGAATCTCTAACCGGGGCGCGGTCAGGCTGTCCTCGATAACGGTGCGGAATACATCCAGGCCGGTATCTGTATTGAGGAAAGTCGCGGCAGCGGTTTCAAAGTGATATTCAAAATTGTTCAGGTCGTTGAGATCAGTGGCGGCCATTAGTTGTCTCCCTGGTAACGACTGATGCAAGTGATTGTGAGAAGCACACCGCCATTGCCTATTGACGATTCCCAAACTTTGTAAGACCGGGAGCCGGCGGTTAAAACCCACCCCTTCGACGGGTAAGTTGAAACCCCATTGATGTTGATAAAAAACCGCTGATCCACCATCTGCTCGCGGCCGTTCAATTCTACTTCGTACCGCTCGCGGAGAGCCTCCTGGGATGCGGTAAATTCCACCCCGACACTTGAGGAGGGAGTGACAGTGGTGAGAGTGACTTGGAAATCGTTATTGGCGAAATCCAAATCTGATGAAAGTTGGCTTGTTGTAACGCTTGCCATGTTCAAACAAAACCCCGCCCCGGAAGGTCGGGACGGGGTTTCGTGTTATCCCCTAGCGGTTATCCCCTTGGCATTTAAGCTCCGGTGATTTTTTCGCCGGCATTGGCATTGATGATGATTTCATCAACGCAGTTGCGCACCCGGACAACGCTGGCGGGCGGTTGTTCGGTGCGGTATGTCTCCGAGACAAACTGACCGCCCCGCGCATTGTACGCCAGGGTTCGGCCGATGCCCCCGTTTGAGAATGGGCCATTGCCCAGGCTGGCGACGTAGTAGCTGGCGGTAGGCCAGATTTTTGTCGTGGTGCGGCTTTGGCCTTTGGCTGCTGAATTGTATCGCGTATTGCAAACCACAACATCATCCACGCCCAGGACCCTGGCGACCTGATCGGTGGCCCAGGCAAAGGTACCGCTGCCGTTGATGAGGTTTCTCATATCGTCAGTCTGCAGCATTTCCTGGTACAGACTCGCTTCGATGACCAAATGAATCCCCCGGAATATGCCGTTGGCATTTAGGCGCATCACAGCATTGTTGATGTCCGCGATGGGCGTGGCGGTTGCCACAACACTCATGGCGGCCGTGGCGGCCGTAGAAGTGAAGCTGGCGCCACTAAGTGCCGTTGCAACGCGCAACTCATGGCCGACCATCAAATCATCTGCCAACTGGTTGGCGGTGACGGTGGCAATGTCCAGGAGGGCATCCGTTTGAGCATTGGCGATGTCTAAATCATCGAGGGAATTTTCCACTCCATATTCAACACATTCAAAGCTAGCGCTCTCATATTCCCCTGAAGCCGATGCAAAGTTGGCGCCGGCTGCACGGGGTTTGGAAATATCATTTTCAAATTGATTTCCTTTGATCAAAACATATTTGCCCGTCTGGGTATCAGAACCCTGAACCGGCAAAATGCGTGTGCCCACAAACTCCTGACGGTCAACCTCGTTGACTGCCTCGTTGATGATGGGGTTGAAACTCGCTGTGGATGATGCAAATACAGACATGATTTTTTTCTCCTTATGCTAAGAATGTTTGGTGGGGAATCACTTCAATCACATCGCCATCGGTGGATGATGCCTTGAGCGCCAGGCCGATTTTCGTGTTTGTGGTATCGGTGCCGACCTTACCGCTGCCGTCCAGATACACAGTGGCAGCCACCGCGATTGTATCGCCGCCGGCTATCAACTGAATGGTGCCCCCGGTGTTGAGCATTTGAACGCTGCCATAAGCAGAGGCGGCCACATCCTCAGTGACTGCTCCGATACATTGCTCGGTGGCATTGTCGCCACTTACGGAGATTGTCCCGCTGGAGTCCACAGTCACTAAACTGTAAGCGGGGATTGCGACGGCAGTCGCCTCGAAAGTGCGGTTGCCTGTGTTGAATGTAGTCGTAGACATATTTCAGTGGGTTAGTTGTTTTTGAATAGTTCGGGATTTGTTTTTGCGATCGCCAGAACTGCCGTGCTCCGGCTGTCGTTGGGGTTCTGTTCTAAATGTTTTGAGATGAGATGCTTTTTGGCATCCTTGAGAGTGGTGAAAGCCGAGCCGGCTTTTTCAGCAATCGGGGCTGTGCCCTGGCTAAGTTTTTCAAGTTCCTCAACCCGGGCCTTCAGGGCAGTTGATTCGCCATCTTCGGAAGCTTCAGCCCTGGTATCCGGCACCCCGGTCATGTCCATGACTTCACGCAAGCGGTTCAGTGCAGCTTCCATGTGGGAATAGAGTTCCTCAACAGCAGCGCGCATTTTTTCCTGATATTCATTATCAGGCTCCTCAAGCTCCTCTAGCTCATCGGCTTCAGGTTTCTCATCGTCATCCCGATCCTCAGCGGCATCATCTTCCTGGGCTTCTTCTTCGCCCTGGTCTTCCTTGGCAATTTCATCTTCCTCGCCGCGCTCCTCATCTTCGCGGTCCTCCTCATCCTGCTCAGCCAGTTTTTTCTTTGTCTTCTTCTTTGGCTTGGGTTCCGGCGCCGGGACAGTTGGCGCAATTTTTCCTTCCTCGGCGGCCACAGCGGCCTCATGCGCTTCGGACGCGGACTCATCGAGGGCGACTACTGTTTTTTTCTTTTTAGAAGTTTTCATGGTGCTCTGCTCTCTACTAATTATCGAATTGTCTACCTTAGCGCTGAACAGAGCCCCGTTCGCTGCCGGGGTATCCACAAAGTCGGCGGAGGTAATTGCCAGGGGCCGGACTGTGGGCACACTGAACCGGGCATTTTCCGGCGCCTCAAAACCAACATCCATTCCCATTTCTGATCCGTCTGCCATTTCCCAAAATAGTTGGCCTTCAAACACAATCGAAACCCCAAAGGATTCCGGCGCCACCTCGGCAATTTCAAAAAGCCGCTCATATTTTTCAGCCTCATATTTTTTGAAGCTTTCCAAGGCCACAAATTTGTTTGCCCTGATTTTGTCCTTGTCGCGGTAGAATTCCGAAAAGTAACCGGCCTCAGTTAACAGCCGATCCCCAGAGGCGCCGCCGTGGGAAACGTAGGCAGGGAGCGATTTCCCGAGGAGAAGGGTGATTGAAGATTCCAAGGTCTTTTGTGAAATCATCATGTGATGCCCCTTGGCTTCACCGGATGAAATGATTGAGATGCCTTCGATGCGGCCCGCCTCCCGGTCAACCTTTGATGGGCTTTGAGCTTCCAAGCAAAAGTTTGAAAACGTGCTGGTGCCGGTCAGGGCAGACGCCATTTCCTCATCGTCTGTTGCCATGTCCAAAAGCTTCCCGGCAGCATTGAAGATTTCCGTTTCTTCAGTTTGGCCGGCGCGGCTTCTAATGGCCTTCAGGCCGTTGATGCTCACATTCTTGAAATCACTGGTGAAGGGATATTTCCAATGCGCCTTAGTCTCGGGGTCAAATTCCGGGTCTTTCCCCAGGAACCATTTCCCAAAATCTTCCCAGCCGTTTTTTTCAATATATCTATTAGCGGTGATGGCCTTTGGGCCGCTCCACTTGGCAGATTCCACAAACTTGCCTTCCCGAATTAAATCCCTGGCATGGTCAAAGCCCGGGTCATTTTTCGAGGTGGCGAGCTCAACAGCAATGGCAGAAGGTGCTGACATCTTATTTGGTTTTTTTAGATGGAGCCGGGGCCGGGGCGCCGCCCTTCTTTTGGCCGTCCGGCCATTTGTCTTGGGTGGCTAATGTTTCGGCAAATGCCTGTTCTTCGCCTGTTAACTCTGCCAACTTTTTTGGGGTCGGGGCGTGCATATAGTCCCAGAATTTTTTTCTCATTATATTGGATCTCCGTTTTGGTTTTTTTCGATTTCCGGGCTTTCCGGTTTCAGCGGTATATCCTCCCGCAATTCCGTGAGCTCGGTGAAATTGGCGTTTGCAAACGTGGGAAGCTGATTGAAGATTTCCCGGTAATCACTCACACCAAATTCTTCCGCCACCTGTTTGGCATCCGCAATGTTTTGAGCTTTGCGGCGCATAATGTTCAGGGCTGAATCCCCAAAGCTACTGGCCACATCGTCCAGGCTCATGGCGCCGAGCCCTACATATTTCAAATCAGATTCGACCTGGCTGCTCCGGTTGATCCAGCGGAATCGGGGTGGCTGGAATCGTACCTGAAACGGTTTTTTCACTTCAGGCGGAATTGACAGATCCCCATCCGCAACCCATTTAGAAACCCGCCACCGATAGATCCGATGCAATAAGCTGATGAGGCAATTCTGTTCCTCCTCCACGTTGGTTTGATACTGCATCACAACGCCCTGGCTGGCGCTGAATGAACTGCCGCCAATGTCGCCCAGCATAAATTCATAAGGCACCCCGATTGACGCGCCCACCTTTCGGAGCTCAAAAGCCAGCCATTGAATGCCGTCCACATTGGGCCGGCCGTTGGGAGCAATTGTTGAAACATCTTCCCCGGGCTCCAGATAGTGAAACGTGCCAGGCTCAAAGTTTTCCAAACGCCCCTCGGTATCCTGTTCGTTTTCCGGCGCCCGGTTGGCCAGTTCAAAATTTACGGACCCTTCCCGTTTTATAACCGCTGATAAACTGGCCGAAACCTTCGCGGCAATCATTTCGATTTGTTCGTACTCACTCACGTCCATTAGTGTATTGACTGAGGCCGCCAGGGTAGGAACGCCGCGCCATTGGCTTGGGCGCATCCGTTTCATGTAGAGGGAAAAGTCAGAAGCCGGCACATTCACCACATTGGTCAAAACCCCGTTCACCCTCTGCCCAACCTGGTATTCAATCGGCCGGCCGTAGTCATTAACGATGACGCCGTTTTTGTCCGGGTCATCCTCATTGAATCCGGTGCTGCCCATCGGCGACCCAATCCGCGACCCCTCAAAAACCTGAATCTGCCCATTATCCAAATAGAGCAAACCTATATCCCCAAAGAAAAGCGGCGCATCCACAATCTCCTGTTGGAGCTCCGTCATGTTCATCATCCCGGTGATTTCCGGCGCCTTGCTCCATTCCTCCCATAGGTCCAAAATCTGTTCGTTATATTTTTCATTCGGGCTGGCGGGTTGTGGCTTTATCCCTGAGCCCACAACGTCGGTGCGCTTCAGCCTGGAAATGCTTTTTACGATGGGATTGTTCCGCTTCATGTTGAGCAGATTCCCCACAAGCTCATCCCGGTCAAAAGCTGAAAGCTCAACATTCTCATCCCGGATTGGGTGATAGCCCTTCGCCTTCCGGTAACGATTTGAAACAACGGCATCATATCCGAACAAAATCCGGGCCGCTTTTTTTGCTCTATTCCAAACCTTCAATTCCATTTTTCAAAATCCACTCGGTTTTTGCCGTGCGCCTTTAGGCTTGTTGAACGCATTGCAATCAGGCGTTCCAGGTTTTCAATCTCAGCCCATAAATCTTTGCGGGAGGAATAGACAAAGGTGCGATCTCCCAGGGTGTAACTTGCCGAGGGGCTTGTGGATATTGCCGTGTATGCCGTGACCAGATTATCCCTGAGGGTGATCAGGGTGCTTTGTGCAATACGTTCCGCCATCTACTAAAGGCGCGAACGTCTACCTTGCTTACGGGGAAATCCTCACGCCGGGATATTTCTTCCCAATTCTGGCGGCTGATTTGAAAACTCCCATTTTCATATTTGTTTGGAAATACGCCTGGCGCCCGCCCATTGCTGATTTGATTGCGAAATGGCCCCTGGCGTTTTTGTTTAAACACGCGACAGAATTATTATAAATGTGGATTTGAAACTTGTGGAATCGATGCAGCTGCCTCCCGTTCTCCGTTGTGTTTTTATAAAATGACGTTGCTTGGGATGCAATTGCCTTGTCTAAACTGGCTTTTGATTTGAATCGTGAACTGTTAAGGCGCGCTTTTCGGGCCATTATTAGCCACACAGCTTTACCTGAAAACACTCTGAGCTTCGCGCGTTTTTTGTAGAAATCCAATTTCTTTTTCATCTCGTCCCAGACTGGTTTTGGATAATAGTTTGAGGTGCTATATTTCTTTCCCCGCATAAAGACAAAGGGCACCAGATTCGGATTTTGCTCAATGGGGCCGGTTTTCCGGCTTTGCTTTGTAGAGCGTTTGATGGTGTAGCGAGATTGGATGTCTTGTTTGTTGGCGCGTTTTGTCAAAGTTGACGCCCGCACCAAAATCGCCGCCGCTTCCGATTTTACTACCTCCGAGGCTGCAACCCCCTTTCCCATGCTCCGGCTTAGTTCTCCCAAATAGTTGTTAAACTCCCTGACATGGATTCGGTTCGTCATCATCTCACTAAAGGGGCAAACATCTACCTTCCACGGTTGCCCCAAAACGCCCCTAAAAAAAACGCACGCCCTGGAATCGGTGTTTTTTTGGGGCACTT